TAAAGTTTGATCTTTTGTCAAATAAACCTGAATACAAAGATGAGAATCATTATGTAAGTATGAAAGGTAGTCCTAATGGACCATCAACATACTCTTCATTATGATCAATCATTTTATTAAGTTATCCGCAATTGGATTACATTTGTAAAATGGTTGGTGATTATTTTTCACAATCACTATCACCCTTGTATAATTGATCATGAAATTTAGAAAGACCTATTGATCCTTTAAAAAGATCAACAGGTAAACTTTCTATTGTTGAAGATCCTGAGTTAAAATTAAGAATAATTGCGATGTTAGATTATACATCCCAATTTGTTCTTAAACCTATACATGAAAACATTCTTAATAAACTTAAGAATTTTCCATGTGATAGGACTTTTACTCAAGACCCTAAACACTCATGGTCAGTTAACCAAGAGAAATTCTTTTCCCTTGACTTATCAAGTGCAACTGATCGTTTTCCTATTGAACTTCAATCTAAATTATTATTATATATATATAATAATGATTTAGACTTCTCTCAATCCTGAAAATCTCTATTAATTAATAGAAACTTCCAGGTTGGAGAGACAACTGAATATCTTAGATATTCAGTTGGTCAACCAATGGGAGCGTACAGTTCCTGAGCCGTCTTTACTATTACACACCACCTAGTAGTCCATTATGCCGCATATTTATGTGGTATTAAGGATTTTAAGGATTACATACTTTTAGGTGACGATATTGTTATTAAAAACAATAGAGTTGCTAATAAATATATAACCTTAATGACTAGATGAGGTGTTGATATATCTCCAACAAAGACTCATGTATCATATGATACATATGAATTTGCTAAGAGGTGAATCAAAAATGGTAAAGAAGTCTCAGGTGTACCATTAAAAGGTTTATTTCAAAATTGAAATAATCCTTTTATTGTATATGGAGAAATACTTAATTATTTAAGTAGAAATCCAATACATAATGGTACAATACTTGATCTTGTAGCCAAATTATATGATAAATTACCTTATAAATTGCTTAAAACAGTGAGAAATCACTCTTGAAAGCATATTTATAATTTATTATATGATTTTCATTTTAGTATGAGATTCTCATATGAAAATTTAACTTATGATGAGTTTAGAAACTACATCATGAGCAAAAATCCATATGACAGTTTCACACTTCCATCATATGATTTATTTCCTTCATATATGAAGGGAATCATGTCTGATGGACTTGAAAATGAAGCTGCAAAAGTTTCCTCTGATATACTTAAGCAATATACTATTTTTGAAAAGAACTTTCAAGAACAATATATTGATCTTAATGTATTATCAGATTGACCCCTTATCAAGGGATATTATAATCATTTGGTCAATCTTAAAAAGTTGATCAAAGACTATAATGAAGAATCAATTTCTTTAATTGATTCCGCCCTTGGTATGAGATTAAATAATTTTGACAAAATTGTAT